TCTACCGTACTCTTCCAATCTAGTATAGGAATATAAAATGAATGATACTCCAGAAAAGGAACAACTATTTTAGGGACATTTATTCCCGTATATATGAAAATTGACGAATATATCTTTTCCTTACGTCTTGATATTTTTAATCCATTCTTTTCATAAATATTTTCATTCTTTGTTGATTCTGTTGACTTTGTTGATTCCGAGTTTTTATTTATTTCATTCGATTTTCGATTAATCTCACGCGTCTGTAACATCTCATGTTTTTCAGATTGTATATAATCTCGCTCTCTTCTTATCACATCGTCCCAATCATGAAACATTTTATAGTTGTACGTCTTCATCATCATCGTAACATCCGTTTCATCCACTTCCTGCGAATTATAATACACTTGTGAAAAATAAATTGGCATCAATGACGCTTCTGCTTCTGCAAATTGTTTACTACTTTTATTGTCACCCTTTTTACCACCCTTTTTACCACACCTTTTATTCTTAAAAAAACAATAAAACGGTATTGAAATAATAACGCCAACAATATCCTGTACAGAAATCACTTTCGATGTATCATTGTCGCTTTTGTATATATTTTTATAATTTACAGTTACTATCGGGTCATAATCGTGATTCTCTAATACCGTCTTTAAAAAAGACTTCTCCATCTTCCGATTCACATCTACAAATTTCATATTCCCATTGTTGTATTTTTCATTAAAATAGGGATAACTATTCATGAGTGATACTATATCTTCATAATGTTTCATACTCGTATCAATCTCATTTATATATATGTTCCCTACTTTTGCTGGTACATTCGTGTGTGTCACATAAGATACGTTGTTATTTAAAAAATTTAAATGAATCGTATCTGCTGGTTTCTCGTCAGATAGTATAGTATCCAATCTACACCAGTTTATGAGATTATATCTATAAAATATAGGCTGTTCTAACCAAAATCGTTGTTTTACTTTATTATAACCATGTAGTAATAGGATAAATAATAACACACTTATTATGATATAGTATAACCACATATCATAATAACTATAAATATATATTTTGTTCGTATTATACGATTAGATATTATTTTTTTTTATTGTTAAACTTGGGCGCTTTTGGTGCTTTGGGTGCTTTGATTGCTTTTGGTGCTTTGGGCGCTTTTGGTGCTTTGGGTGCTTTGATTGCTTTGGGTGCTTTTGGTGCTTTGGGTGCTTTTGGTGCTTTCGGTGCCTTGGGTGCCTTTGGTGCTTTGGGTGCCTTTGGTGCTTTGGGTGCTTTTGGTGCTTTCGGTGCCTTGGGTTCTTTGGTTGCTTTGGTTGTCTTGGTTGTCTTGGTTGCCTTGGGTTCTTTGGTTGCTTTGGTTGTCTTGGTTGCCTTGGGTTCTTTGGTTGCTTTGGTTGTCTTGGTTGCCTTGGGTTCTTTGGTTGTCTTGGTTGTCTTGGTTGCCTTGGGTTCTTTGGTTGCTTTGGTTGCTTTGGGTGCCTTGGGTTCTTTGGTTGCTTTGGTTGTCTTTGGGGCTTTGGTTACATTTTGGTGTGGTTGGATTGTATAAGGTTGTGTTGATACGAACGGAGCTCGCACATGTTGCACGATTACTCTTTTAACAACTTCTTGAACTGGACCTTGTATATAATATGGAACCACTTGTGGGATTGATTGTTGTGGTTCAACTATTAAATTATTAAGTAAAGTTTCATTATTTATACTGTTTTGTTCTTCTAGTTGTAAATCTTTTTCTAACTGTTCTGGATTTTCTTTGTAATAAGTTATTATTAAATCGCATAATTCATTTTTTCTCAACTTACTAAATCCGCAAACACTATTTACTCTACAGATATCTTTTAATTCAGCAACAGTTTTTGTACGAATAAATTCAAAGTCAGTTTCGTTAGTAGTATCCATAATGGTATCCATTTTATTAAATAATATACAATATTATTTAAATAGGTTTGTATTATATTAAATCGGTAGGTAACAAAAAAGTATAAAAACCTTTGCACATACGCGTTATCGATTTATCTATTTATTAGATAAGAATAAACGCAAATCTCACCGCATCTCTTATATCTCATATGTTTAATAGCATGCATGCATACATGTATTGCCATAACGAGGTCGCAATGTCGCGCTGGTTAGTTTGCCGGTTTGTACAATATATATATGTATTGGAATGGTCTATCAAATGGAAGCAGGTCAACCTGCGATAACATATTAAACCCGGCATCTTTTGCTTCACTTAAAATAACAGTTTGGTCAGGTGTTGTAAACTTGCGAACATTTTGCCGTTTTTTCCCATTTTTCCTATTTTTAAATGTCTCACGAAGCTCTATGACCTCAGGGTCATTCATAATCATATCCGACTTGTATATGATGTCGTCTACAATTGCGTCATTGTTTCCTAAAGAGTTATTAACATGCTTGCTGCTAAATATACGCGTAACAGCAGGAGATAGTCTTCGCTCTCTTGCTCCATAGGTCTGCGAGTCAAAAAATCCTCCAACATTTATTAAATGAATTGCTAAAAATCCACCCGGAGATAACCACTTATAACAGTTCTCAAATAACATTCGCCTATTAAAAATCGTATAAATCGTAAAATCCAACAATGTAATAAGTGTAAATTTCTCGGCATCAAACGTAAGCTGATTTGTTCCATCTCCTAAAACAAACCTACTTTCGGGATATTTTTTCGAAGAAAACGCTACCATATCATTTGACTTTTCCATACCATAGCAATTATACCCTTTCGAACTAAGCGTGTTGACATGTTTACCTGTCTTAGAACCAATAACTAAAGCATCCGTGCGTCGAACAGGAGAAGCCTTATTTAGAATAACGCCGACCTCGTAATCATCGTGAAGGTCGCTATAAAATAAGTGTTCATACATTCTTGCATAAAAATCATCAAGCGACTCTTCTCCCGTCTTTAATGTAAACTCTTTATTTATAGTAAATCCTTCCTTATCTGTACTTGCGTTGCTTTCTTTAGACGTTGTCTCTAAAAAGAATAGGCGATAGATGTATACAATAGATACAAGGATAATTAAAAATACCATCATAACCACCCAACATGAAGAAGTATTTATTCTATTTATCGCTGTGTCAATAATTGTCATTTTGTTATATGTATTATTTATATGTATTATATGTATTATTAATATATATTTTTTATAGAAAAAATAGTATATGGAAACCGAATTTCAAATTAATGACATAAGAACAATCTCCGAATTTAAAGGAGAATCATTTTCAAAATACAAAAAAACAGATGTTAGAAAAGAATTACTAAACTCGATGCTAAACGGAAAAATCGAAAATGCTTGTAACTGGAGTTCCGAACTTATTTGCGCAGGACAGTTTTTAGATTTATGGGATATCATACTAACATTTTTAGGAAAACATATCCATTTAGCTAATCCAAAACTAGCAATATATCTTGAAATGCGATACGAAAATTTTAAAACAATCCTATCTTCGGGCTACAGAGACGATATACTACGACTAAGAAACAACCCCAAAATAAGAAGCATGTTTGCCGAAATAATTTGTATTTTATGTTCTAGTAACAAAAAACACTGTTTTCAGGGTATCAAAATAAACAAAGAAGAAGAATACGATATAACGCATATGTCAAATAAATTGAAAGCTCCATCCATGTCATATGCTCAATCTATTTATCGAAAAGATGACCCTAAAGAATTATTTATTGCTATTAATGAGTTTGCATATCATATATCGCCTGAGTCAAACAATGCACTGCAGGCGTGTTTTTGGGTAGAATGGATTATGGAGTTTCAGGCGATTTGCAGTAAGAAAAAAGAAAAATGTTTATGCGAACGCAGAAGTAATATACCCGTTGACGAAAAATTTCAAATGGACCCTATATGGATTCTATGGGAAATCATACTTAATAACTCAAAAAATCAGGATAGTATAAAAATAAAAATATTAAATAGCATATTAACCCTATACTGCTTGAAATATACACCAGGTGTTAAAAAAAAGCGTCGATACTTGATATATTACGCGATTTCTATTTTAACCGAAAAGTATGATACTAAAATAGAAATAACAAAAGACAAAGATTTAGTAGAGTCTGTTGTAAAAAAAATCAATGCAGTGTACAAACAAATAAAAAAAAATGAAATAGGACCTAAAGTAGATTACTTAATGACAGATATTCGAAAAAGCTCTCTAGAAAAGTCGATTGACAAGTTACAAATGATGAATAAATTTGATTTTATGTTGAATGAATCGTGAGAATAAGAAACGTGGTTTTCTTGCGAGCATCATTACTACAACATTTTTGATTTTTTAACATAATACGTAATCGTAGTCACAGTAAAAAACAATATTGCACCCCACAATGTATCAGTAATTGCTGTCTTCAAATTATAATTTTTGAAAATTGCCATATTGGTAAAGTCAAATATACCGTATGCACAGAATCCCAGTATAAAAGCATCAAATGGTGATTTGTTTGAAGATATAATAAAATAGTTAAGCAAAATTGCCATCAAAATATATGTAAAAACTGCCGGTGCAATATTTACAACAAGGGGAGATTTTTGAATCGCTGATACTGTCTTATCAAATACAGGTTTTCCAATAAAATATAAATAAACAGAGTCAACAAGAACCAAAAGGGCTGAAGATACAATAAAAGAGTTCATTTAATATATTATAAACCTTTAGTATAGTATTATAATATATAATAAAAATAGGAATATGAATAATTAAAAACGGGTAAAATAATTAAAAAACGGGTAAAATAATTAAAAACCGTTTAAATTAAATATTTTATAGTTATATTTTAATACGATGAAAGAAAAACCTAAATCAAATATGAAACTAAAACCAAAATCTAAATCTAATTCTTTAAAAAGGTCGCTTAGTATATTAAAAGGCGGAGAAGAACAACTCAAGAAGGAGGAAGAGGGGAAGGAGGAAGGAAAATCTTCCTTTTTTAGTTTTTTAAGTAAACGCGATGATAGTAAAATACCAGAAGACCCAAATGCAACCAACGGCGCCGAAACAGATGAAGCAGTAACTTTTAAATCAGGTAAACTATTATCCGTTCTATCTCCGTCGGAAGCAACGGCTGTCGGTACGGAAGCGCCATCTTCAATGGCATGGTTTTTATTTAGAGTAATTCTCGTTATAATCATAGTTCTCATATTTATTCTTAACTTAACTGGACATTTAGATAGTGTTGTAGCATTTATTAAAAACTTTTATGACACAAATATTGTACCTTTACTTGTATCTACCGGTATAATGAAAACTACACCTGCTGTAGCCGATAGAAGCAGCAATTCATTACCTGGTAAAGACTCCAAAACCGGTACAAATACGATAGACCAACTCAAGAATAATGTTGGCACAAAACCGGTAACAACAACACCACCAACTACTACCTCGCCGACGCCATCCACATCTACTTCTACTGCTGCCACTACCACCACCACCACCACCACCACACCAACACAAAACCGCGTACCTATTGCTCGACCACAGCGTGACCCTAATTTAAAACCTATACCAATTCAACCACATGAAAGGCGAACACCGTTGGTAAATAAAGGAGAGTCAGCTCGCCCTCCTGCGTCTGCACCTGCAGCTTATCAAGAAGAGACGTCTCGTGAAAAACAAAGACAACAGTCTATAAGAAATGCATTAGAATATGCTCTTAAAAATCAAAATCCCGTTGGAGATGATGCTACAAGTAGACTACGAATACCAAGGACAAAATCGGGATACTGTTATATAGGAGAAGATAGAGGATTTAGAAGTTGTATTGAAGTCACAAGAGATATGAAATGTATGTCGGGTGATATTTTTCCGACAAGAGAAGTATGCGTAAATCCTCGACTCAGGGTCTAGGATAGTAAATGATTTATATTTTTGAAAATATAACACAATATTATAATACAATAGTATATTATAATATTCACAATTAACTGACAATGTCTGCACCTACACAACCAGCAAATTTAGTAGCATTAGCTACTGACGGAGGGGCAGTTTCTATATCATGGAATATTTCCACAGGAGTAGGACCAATAACATACACTCTCCAATATAAAGTAGGTGGCTTCGGTGATTGGATGAACTTATATACGGGGACAGCCCCAAATTTCAGTGTAGCCAATTTTGATATAATCGCAGTTGTAAATAACAGCGTTACATACTGTTTCCAAGTATACGCAACGAATGCAAACGGCAATAGCGCACCCTCAAATATCGCCGAAGCTACGCCTTTTAATAATAATTTACCTACACGATTATGGGCTCGTTTTGAACCGAATTGTCCTAGTTATAAAATAGAAGGGAATAATGTAGCCGAAACAAGCTATGAAATGCAACGGAAAGCTGGTGTTTTGCAGTGTCCTGCGAATGGGAGACTAAATTTCACAAAAGCGATGCTATGGTCTATGGCGTCGAGAAATGAACTTACGAGGAAAATGGCGTGGGCGTCTCAGTCGCAGTTGTATACATATGATAATACTACAAATGTAAGTAATCAAGAGGGGGTGGGTCTAAAAGTGGTGAATAATACATTATCGTGCTGGACTCCACAACCACCGATTATATGCAATTCGTCAAGTAGCTCGAATGTTCCTGGTAAACCTGTTGTACTTTGTTTTTCGACAGATGCTCCATTTAACAATTACAGGTATCAAAGGACATATGCATCTGGAGGTACAAAGTGGCCTTTCTTTTCAACAAAGCGATAGTACTTGTGTATGAAACGTCGCGATGTTGCTGTGTTGCTTGTTTTTTATTTATTATTGAATGGCAGGTACATCATTTTGGTCAAAATACCATCTATCCGCCAAATATCGTGGTCTGTTAAACGTATCATCAAAGTTTCTAGATGCTGATTTCATCTTAGGACCAGATATAAGGATATCCTGTATTTCAGCAATACTTATCGCATTGTTATAATATGTCAAATTCGATAAATACCCGGAAAATCCACCATAAGAACAAATATTTACGTCGTCGTAATTCTGCTTCACAACATCCTTCATAATACGCCGCCTCGTTAAACGCCCGTTTACATATACGTCTAAATTCCTACCCTGTATTCGTATTACAATATTCATCCACTTTGCAATCGGTACATCATTTATGTCAATAACATCGCTCATTGGGTCATTGAATGAATTTACCACTACGCGAAATCCGTCATATTTTGGATTTATATATAAACCAGGAGCATTATTCGGAGAAACAATACCCTCACGATTCGGTTCTTTGTTTCCTTTATTAAATACATGATGGTATTGGGTATCATTTGTAAAACCATTCAAAAATATCCATACAGACCATGTAAATTCTATACCAGTTTTTTCGTTAATAGAACGAACAACAGTAATAGACTTTTTAATATTCGGGTCTTGAGATATTATCGTAGAATCCGAACCATTGATATAACCATCCACTAATACAACCTTACCACTTGGAGAAAATAACCATGTAATAAGAGCAACCATAAGACGAAACAAAACTGCAAAGCCTATAATAACCATTAACAAAAAAGCAATCTTTGCAACCCAACTATTTGATTCTAAAAAATCTTTAGAACCTTCGACTACACTTGCAGAACTAAAATCTTTGAACCCTGATTGCGATGATACGGAATCCATACTAAAACTCGGTTCAGGACCAGGAGCGGGACCAGGTTCTGGACCAGCACCAGAAGATGCGTTGGCACCCGGCATTAAATCTTTAAGTGAATCTCCAAAATTTAAAGCTGAATTTTTTAATGATGTTGGTTGTGCCATTTATATTTATAGTTATATTTATATGTATATAATAGATATAAAATATTTATATCGTGCTTAATATATCTACCAAAAATTACTAATCATAGTAATCTTACTAAAATAATTAATCAGACAATGATTAATTATTCCTTATTCATTATTCCTTATTCCTTATTCATTATTTTAAATGTTATGTTTATCTAAATACTGAAACTCTTCAAAACGGAGTTATCTTTCAAGAATGCTAACTCCAGTTTATAACGTTTAAGAGCATTCAAATCGAATGCAGAATTCGTGTATCCTCTAGAATAAATGTCCCATACTTCCTTTGGACTAAATACATTTGGACTATATACTACGCTTGCAATAAAACCGGAAAATCCAGGAACCTGGGTATTGTTAGGTGTTCTATTTCCTCCTACAAAAATAGCAGTATTTTTTGAAATGGGTGACGCGACGGTAGTCATGCTACAGGTCTTTATTAATTTACCATCAATATATACATCAATCGCGCGATTATACACACTAACCGATATATTTACCCATGTCTGTAATGGGAAATTTGTAACACTACAAGTAGAAGAAAGCGAGTTATATACATTTTCATTTTTTCCTACAGTATCCGGATTGGCAGGCTCAATGTATATATGCAAATCATTTGTTGTTTTAGCAAAATACAAAGCAAAAAAACACGGACTTCTTTCACCAGGAGCTAATGCTAAAATATTCTTACTATTTCCATAATTTACACTCCAGTCATCAATATATGTCCATACAGAAAACGAATAATTATTTCTAGAACTATCTATTACGTTGTCAAGCGATTTGTGAAATAACTCCGTTCCTCTTTGAAAAGACATCAACACCTCCATGGAAGTGAAAAAGTAACTCCATATAATATATAAAAGTATCACAACTATTACAACACCTAATATCAATTTTAAATCCATTTATAATATACACCTAGAAATTTTTCTTAATAACAATAATTATAATTATAATAACAATAACAATAATTATAATAACAATTACAACAATAAAAACATTTATTCTTTAATGTAACGAACAAAAATAAATACAAATAAAAAAAAACTACACCCTTCTACACCCTTCTACACCGTTACAGGAGGATTCATATCTTTCATAGACTCATACATTAGTTTAATACTCTGCGCCAATACGGGCGTATTATAGTATACTAAATTAGACATCTCACCATATATACCAGGTGACGAACCTATAATAATACCATTCGGATTTTGATAGGGTATTACATTCGGTTGAGATATTACTAAATCCCCGTTCAAGAATATATCAATACCACCTTCTATAAAATTTACAAAAACGTTATTCCATCGCGAATGTACGATTGTTACATCTCTTTTTGTTTTTTTATCGGGTACGATAACAGTACGTTTTCCGCCATTTGCGTCTGTAACGTCGATGGAGAATATGAGGGCATTCTTTTCTGCATTATATTGTATATCGGGAACATTTCCGCAGTTTATCAATGAGGTATTTTGAATATATGCTTCATTTGTGTTTGTTGGAACGGGGTGAATATATATCCATGTAGATATTCCATAGTTTACATTTTTAACCATATTCTTCATAGAGGGAGGAATCGCCACACTGTTCTTTATTTCTAGAGGGTACACTTTATGTGTCAAAACAACACCATTGCTATTTATAACTGTATTAAATATCTTCGGAATCAAAAACTTGGAAGCTATTAGGGCAATTTGAATGATTAATATAATTACTACAGTATACTCTTTCTTTGCCAACTGTAGCTGCTCTCTCAATACATTTGAACAGTCGATGATAAAACAAGGAATATATAATATTAGTTTCATAATGAAATTGAATATAAATCCCAACCCAACATTATTCGATAAAACCAAACTTGTTGAGGTATCAAACTTAAATATACTAAGTATTAATGCAATAAGTACCATCAACAGTAAAAAGTTAATAACACTTATAATCTGGTCTAAAGTAGAGGGAATAGACATTACACGTGAAAGCCCATAAATAATCAACCCTAGAACAACCGCGAAAACAATAAAAGATAAACTTATTTTTGATACAAGGCTAGCATACGGTCCGACTTCCTTTACTCCTGACCCTCCCGACATGGAATAAATCGCCAAGACCATTAGCAAAACACCAATTGTTAAAAACCCTATAAGCGACAGCGTTTTGTATGTGGTTAAAAATTCAAAACTATTTTTATAGTAAATATAAATTGTAAACCATACATAAAACAAGAATATCGCCAACAAAAAGTACTTAATTACTCCTGTAAATAGCGACTTTATTGTTTCACAGTAAAAATTAATATCCGTCAAGTAAGAAAAAAAAGCATTCGGTGCAGGTTTCGCACTAGTTCCCGGACCTAACGTAGATGTAAATGTTTTAACACCCGAAGAACCGTAAAACTCAAAAGCATACAAGTATATCCATCTTGCTAAAAATAAAACGGATAATATTTGAAATACATTTGCAAATAATCCATTATCCGTATACTTGTATAAAATATAGTTGATAATACCAAAACCAAAAATAACCATTAAATTTATACCCAATGATACACTATTTGTAGCAATGTATGCAATAATGTTTTCACCATTTATTATGAATAAAGCCC